CACAAACGTCGTGGTCGTAGCAGACGAGCACGAAGATCGAGGCCAAGAATATCTATCGGTCGACTGTGGATTGGGTGGAACGTGGATTCAAACCTCGTACAACCATAATATTCGTAAGCAGTATGCGTCGATAGGAGGATCTTATGATCCCGTTAAAGATATCTTTATAGTAAAGCAACCGTATGAAAGCTGGTCTCTAGATGAAAACGGAGATTGGCAGCCGCCGGTGGCATATCCAGAAGGTCAGATGGCAGGTTGGAACGAGTCAACTCAACAATGGGATATTCTTGATCCAGACCCTGCAGAAGAAGAAGCCCCATCGGATCCATAATAATAAAAACATCACAAAATACTAGTCCAGGAGACAGCAATGGCGTTACAGGTATTAGAAACGACAGTAATTGATGATAACCGAAACGGTATCAATATTGCTTCCTTGAAGGCAGCTAGCTATCATGAAACATATTCGGCCGTGTCTTCGTCTTCAAATGCGACTACGGTAGATTGTTCAGCAGCTAACATGTTTTCTCATACACTTACTGAGAACACTACGTTTACGTTTAGCAATAGTCCCTCCACAGGAACAGCATTTTCTTTTAGTTTGAAGCTTGTTCAAGATGCAAGTGCATCAGGGTACACTGTTGTATGGCCATCGTCTGTTGATTGGGCATCGGCTACAGCTCCGACTCTTTCCGCTACAGCCAGCGCTGTCGACATGTTTGTATTTGTCACACACGATGGTGGTACGACGTGGTATGGTTTCACTGCTGGTCAGGCTTTGTCATAAAAAAATATACCATGAATCCTCAAATTAGATACTTATTATCGTTTTCACAAGACGTTTAAAGTATAAATAAAAACAACCATTAAGCTATGAGGCGCTCACATGGCAATAAAAGTAAACGGCGTTGCAGTTATCGATAATAGCAGAAACGTAATTAATGTTTCTGATGCTACTATTGGTGGCAACGCAACCTTCACCGGTGTTCTGACAGTTCCTGTCGGTAATACTTCCCAACGGGCTGCCTCTCCAGGCATTGGTCAGATCCGTTTTAACACAGAAGAAGCATCAACAGAAATATATGATGGATCAGAGTACGTAAGTGTTGGTGGTGGAGGTACGTTAGGTTCTGTGCCCTTCACTGTAGCCAATGGTACAGTTATAAACATTCCAGCTGAGACGGGCGACATTCTAGTCGTTACCGGTCGAGGCGGGGATCTCAATTTTCCATTAATATCATCTAGCGGTGCATAATAAGTAGAGGAAGCTATGGCACAATATTACCCAGTAATTGTCGATGCAGCAAATTTAAAGTTTAAAGAACTACCTGCAGGCGACACACTAGACCTGTCTGATGCTACGGTTTATGTCAGAGACATAGAATTATCCGGAGCGTTGAAGCAGAATAAAACAGTTATCCCAGCAAACGGATCTATTAATTTGTTAGGCGGTACGTTTTTTACTAAAACTCTTACAACTAGCGAGACACTTACATTTGATAATGCTCCCACGAGCAACGTCGTTGTAACATTTAGCGTGGAAATTTCAGCTAGTGGTGCTTACTCGGTAGCATGGCCTGGTACAGTTCAGTGGGAATCGGGGATCACACCTTCGATTGATACCGACGGTACAGCCCTGTTTACTTTCTATACATCGAATGGCGGTTCATCATACCGTGGTTCTTTAGTATACCAGTCTACTTCATAAGGGGATAAACATGTCAATACCTTATTATACTCTTCAGCCTGGTTCACAAAAGAACGCTCTTCTTGATGATGACCGGCCAAAGTACTGGATAGCAGGACCCAACTGCGATGAAGGATGGGACTGCCATCAACGTTGTCTTTATATCTGTTGTAACCAATGTTGCTGGGCGCGCAACATTGACGAATCTAGAATGACCGGGCGCCCTCAGGACTGGAGCTGCGATTCAGTTCGGGGCCCCACATGTGGCGTAGTAATTGGTGCCATGCATGGTGGTTATTGCAACAAGGGCTCAATGCAGGCTGGATTTCATATTAGCACGAGACCCGAGGTGCTTGTCGATAAATGCTATCTGACAACCTATCAAGTCAATAATGTGGACGCCGCAGTATGTCTCGATGAGTTTGGTAACATTGTATCGAGAACTCTCAGAGCAGCATCTAATACAGTCAAGATGCCTGCTGGATCTACGTTAAGAATGAATGGTCAGATCGTATGTTCATTGACTAAGAAGTGCGCTGGTAATGGTCCAATGTTGTATCATTTGGCTAACAAGCAAACGCGCGTTTTTTGCGGCAGTACAAATGATATATTTAACGCTTTTTTTGACAAATGTGCTGGTTTAGAGATACAATCATTAATGTGTACAACCAGCTGTGGTGGGGGCGGTACATGCAATTACCTTTGTATGCGAGGCACCTGCTCGGTGCCTGCGTTAGATACTATTGGCTACGTTTGCTCGTGTTATAGTTTATCACGAGGGTGCGCCACTAGCTACGAGAACACCAAGATCACATCATTAATTGCTAATATGGATGCAATCCAAAATTACACTTGTTGTTGTCTGGCTAATGAGAAATTATATGTTTTCGATGTTACTTACAACCCTTCTTATACTACTCAGGGATGTGTATTCGGTTATACTAGCGTTGGTCACACATATACTGTTGATCCATCTAGCAGAAAAGTTCATTCGTTAGTTCCAACGGCATTTTCCTCGTGCTATACTGTTAGCTGCTGTGGATGTAATCAGTGCTGGTACGGAACTTATACAGCTGCATGGTTAACAACGTCTGTACTACCTGGATACGACGAGCTTGCAGCTTGTTGCTACACTGGATGCTGCCGGACTGGAGTAACGTGCATGATTGCGCTTCCAGTCGGTGTTTTCCCCAATCCACAACCAATGGCCGGATGTAATGATCATTCTAATGATGCTTTATTACGTAACTGTACGGTTCAGATGGATGCCAATAAGTACGATCATCTTGAGGTAATTAGCGACAGGTACTATGTTCTCAATGGCAACGTACAAGGTCCTCGATCGCGCTGCCATGGTATGGTTCCTTGGCCTATCATATACGATGCTGAAACATGTATAGTTAGATCGTTTGATATGAATTACCATCGATGCCAGACGTGTTGTCAAATGTGTAATGACAATAGATGCTATCGAACTAACTGCTATACAAGTGGAGGATTTGCTACAATTACGCCGAGAAACACCATTACTCATATGTGGGACTATGATAAGAAGCTTTATATGCGTGAGTTCTGTCTAGACGGGACACCTGTTCCAGGTGGTTGTTTATACATTAACCTGAGCGGCACGTCGTTTTGCGCCAGATCATCACAATGGCAATTTACCTACGATCGACCCAATGATGCGATCATAGCGTCTGTTCAACAGCAAAATGTACATTGTATGAACAATGATTGCTCACCTCTTGGTGGTTTGGATCCTATTGTTTACAAGATGCCAACTAATGTATCTCACATAGTTGATTTTGTTGATGACATGAATAGTCATACGTGCTCCTGGTGCGTAAGCTCTCTCAGATACGGCTGCTGCCTGGCTCAACATGTCAGTATATATACCGAATCTGGGGCCTGCTGTAGTACTGGTGTACCTTGTTGCACAATTCAATGTTACTTTGAATGCAACTATTGCATTAGATGTTGTACTTTGGACGCCGCCAGGATTTTCCAAGCTACAGAAGGTTGCTATAACAACTCAATATCTAAGTGTTGCATATCAACCCGCGCGTACTGTCAAACAGGAGAATCAACACCACAACACATATGGATGCAATGCATAGTGGCCAGCCCCAACACGTGTTGCATGTGCTCCACCTGCGGTATATGTACTTGTGAAAGTTGGCGTGAACAGTTTGCTTGCGTGACAACGTTTAATGGTAACAATTTCCAGCGCAATTGTGAGGACCGAATTACTAAATCACCTGGCCATTACGTAACTACATGGTTCGACTTTGATCGTTAAACCACCAACCCGATACAACATAGGAAATTAACATGTTATACTACAATACCAAAACGGGTGATGAAATATCGTATCAAGATATAGCCCAGGTCTACAATGTAAGTCTGCCCAACGGATCCGTTGGGCCAGACGAGCAACTAGTTGCTAAATTAAACTTGGTTCCAATAGTCATGGCGCCCGATAAGCCGGACGCCGAATGGTTTGAGGAAGTGAATGATTCCGGTGCATTGAGTTATACACCTGGCGATGATGCGGCCGTTAGAGAATGGGTGGTAGTCCAGGTTGTAAGCGATATGCTCAATGAGGATGGTAATATTGTCAAGACTAAAGAACAAATACGTGACGAAGCAGCTGCAGATGCTGAAGCAGCCGAGGCTCAACGAGTACTTGATGAGGAAGCAGAAGCAGTAAGAGTTGCCGAAGAGCTAGCTCGAGGTAAGTTAGATCATCAGCGTATGATCCGAAACATGCTACTTCGCGAAACAGATGTGTACACTGTATCGGATTATCCTCATGCTGACGACGCTGCTAAGGCTGCTTGGCTTACCTATAGGCAGGAGCTACGGGATCTTCCTGCTCATGCTAACTGGTCGGACTTGCAGGATGAGGATTGGCCAACAGCTCCTGATGCATCAGAAGATGAATCCGAGTAATATCTAACGACTATATACTATACAGCATGTAAAACAATTGGTCAAAATGAAGGTGAGTAATGAAAAAAGGTATTATTCTTGATGGCGGGGCTGGTCGTATTATTGCGGCCATCCCCGCTCTACTTAAATATGTACGTAACAATCCAGATCATGATTTAAGAGTATTCATTGGCGGTTGGGACAACCTTGTATGGGGGATTCCTGAACTGCAGTCGATAACACATTCAATGGATGTCAAAGGTAATTTTGACGTTAGAATGAAAGATCTCGACGTTCTCCTCTCTCCGGAACCCTACCGGCAACCGAACTACTACAATCAGAAAATCTCTCTTGCAGAAGCTTTTGATGAGCTAATCAACGAAACCGAGGATCATGGTGATCTCGGAGTACCCAAGCTCGTGCTTAACAAAATGGAAGAGAAGACCGCCGCTAGTGCCATAGCTCAAGCTAAGGCCCAGCAACAAAAACAAAAAACTATCATTATTCAACCATTCGGCCGATCAGCTCAGCGAGTTGATGAGCATGATATAATTGACGATTCATCGCGCTCGGTCGAGCCTAATGTATATTTGAAATTGGTTAAGAAATTATCGACCAAGTATAATCTAGTGTTCTTCGGAGAGAAAGAACTCTGGGTTAATGATGATAGCTATACGTTTAAGCCCGAAGGAGATTTACGCTTTTGGGCTGCAATAGTGGAAGCTGCAGATTATTTTGTAGGGTGTGATTCCCTTGGACAACACATGGCACGGGCCTTTGACAAGCCAGGCACTGTAATTATTGGATCTACATTCCCTATCAATACAACCTATCCAGACTATTTTAACCTAATTGAAAAGCAGGGAGTGCCTAAAGAGTATTCTCCAATCCGTATCAGTGGATTGGAAAGCCATCTAGCTGATAGGATCAATGATTGCTTGATGGAATTTAGCGATGATGAAATTAACGATATATACAAGTCCATAGTTGAAGACATTGAAAAGAAGGTTAAGTGATGAGAGTATTAGGTATTAATCAGGGGCATAATGGTGCTGCAGCTTACGTAGTTGATGGCGATTTGGTTTGGTATATTGAAGAAGAGCGACTGTCTCGATCCAAATATGATGGCAATCCATTTCGGGGTATGCTAGCGGCAGTTGGGGATGGTGTTGATATTCTCGTTATTGGAGGCACAAGCAATAACAATCCTGAGCTGCCATGGACCGGAGAAGATCCGTACACTGCTCTTGTTCGCAAATTTAACCCAAACGTACAAGTAGTTAAGCTTGGCCACCAGCACCACTTAGGTCATGCTGCGATGGCTTTTTATAACTCAGGGTTTGAAACAGCAGCTGCAGTTATCGTAGATGGCGCGGGATCGTTCCAAGAAATGCGAATAGGCGAGGAGGAGGGTTCTCCTATAGTAGGAGGTTTTGAGACTGAATCTATCTACGACTGTTCGTACCCAGCTAACTTTGATGAAGTGTGGAAGTCCTATGGTGGCAATCCAGGTCAAACAGAGCGGTACGCTGACAACAAAATTGAAATGGATAACTCTGTAACTATCACCAAAGCGTACGAAGCTGTTTCCCAATATCTTGGCTTTGGATATATCGAAGCTGGTAAAACCATGGGTCTAGCTCCATATGGAAAATCCAATGATGAAATTCCAGACCTATTTGTAAATGGGCGTGGTAACAAGAATATACTTACTCCAAACTATCCAGCCGGAGCTAGTGTTGATCATACCCGCTACCCATACTTGACTCTCAAGTCCGATCCAAAGGAGTGGCACAAAGATCCTTCTAAAGTGACCGATGCTGCTAAGGATCTAGCATGGAAAGTGCAGCAAGAGACTCAAGAACTGGTTGGAGATTTGATTCAAAAGGCTCATGATAGTACTGGACAAACCAATATAGTTATTGCTGGTGGGTTTGGTTTGAACTGTGTGGCCAACTATTACTTGCAGAAGAGGTTCCCTGAGTTAAACATATACTTTGAACCAATTGCTCATGATGGCGGTACTTCTATCGGTGTTGCAAAGCTTGTACACCACACTGAGACCCAAGACGAAACAATCAGACCGCAGACATCTCTATACCTAGGCGTCACTGTACCTGATTACAGTATATTGGATTCGCTACAAGAGCAGATTGAAGATGCTTCTATTGAAGATATTGATTCTGCACAAGTAGCTCAGATGCTAGCGGATAGAAAGATTGTTACAATGTTTCAGGGAAGGTCGGAGGCAGGCCCTAGGGCTCTAGGCAACCGCTCTATCATGTACGATCCAACGGATCCGAATGGTAAAGACTATGTCAATACTGTTAAGGGTAGAGAGTGGTTTAGACCTTTTGCTGGATCAATGCTTGTTGAAAAGTTTGATGAGTGGTTTGAGACAGGTGGTCTTACCGAGGCTCCATCAATGATGCATGCCATTGACTTTAAGATGGAGAAGCATGGAGAAGTTCCAGCAATTACACACGTCGATGGTACATGTAGGATACAGACGGTATCAGCCGAGCAGAACGAGCATTACTATAATGTGATTAGCGAGTTTGAAAAGATTACGGGTGTACCTATTGTGTTCAACACATCGTTTAATCTTGCTGGAGAGCCCCTTGTTGAAACTTTGGGTGAAGCTATAACTACATGTTTGAATAGTGATATAGACTATCTGTATCTCCCAGAGATTGGTAAGTTACTTACCCTACCCAGAATGCAAGCTCCACAGTCTGATGATCAAGAAGAGCAACCAGAAGCCGACTCAGAGTGAGTCGGCAAACTGCTGTAGGCTATCAACTACCTTAGTCTTCTTCTTCAAATCTCTATTTGCATGCTTATCTAAGTCCTTCAAAGCGCTTCTACCAGACCCAGTAAGAACAAGTACAGGGGTCATTGAAGCCTTGGCGGCCATCTTGAGGTCGCCAATGGAGTCACCTACATGGTAGCCTCCTTTGAATTTAATGTTGCCCTGCAGCATCTCGTTTTCTGCACGTTTAATCATTCCGACATTGGGTTTTGCAAATTCATCGTTTTTAATATCTGAGGTGTTATACAGAAAACCGTCTATCGATTGTATTCCGGCTTGTCCAAACAGCTCCATAAGATGTTGCCAGGCTGCATCAATATTAGCCGGCTGTATTTTGCCTCTAGTTATATCCGGTTGATCAGATAGCACGAACAAGGGATGTCCCTTGAGTCTAATCGTTCTGATAGCGTCAAGTACACCAGGAATAACAGCTACATTCTGAGGACCGGTTAACAATCTATCATCAATAATAGTGCCATTTAGGTCTAGGCTTACCATTGCATTAGGAAATACTGATGGCCAATTTTGTTGACCTGTATATGGGGACTGTTGATTCGAAACTGGCATTGAGCTTACGACGTCTGTACTGTACCTACCCATGGTGGTTCCTTTATGTTGATTTGACACATATTATACAAGTGTATTATATAGTTGTCAACAAATCAGTGTGGTTATAAATAGTAGATAATAATAGAGGTGAACCATGGCTATTCCAACTTCTCGAGATCAGTTAAAAGAACATTGTCTGCGCAGGCTAGGTAAGCCTGTGGTAGATATCAATGTTGACGATGAGCAGGTGGAAGACCGAGTCGACGAAGCTCTTTTGTACTACAGAGACTATCATTTTGATGGTGCTGAGCGAGTTTACTACAAGCACAAAGTTACTGCAGAGGATAAAGAGAATCAATACGTAACACTAGATGACTCGTTCATTGGTGTAGTTGGCGTATTTGATATAGGAGACTCTACTCAAACATCTAACTTGTTTAACGTACGATACCAAATACATTTAAATGACTTGTTCGACTTTTCTTCTGCTACCTACGTGCCTTATGTCACAGCTATGCGTCATGTAGCACAGTTAGAAGAGATCTTTGTTGGTAAAAAGCCAATCAGATTTAACCGACATACTAATAAGCTACATATTGATATGTATTGGAAGGATGTTGGTACTGGCGACTATATAATAATAGATGCATACAAGGTAACAGATCCCAACGTATATTCTGATGTGTGGGCTGATAGATGGTTGATGCAGTACACTACATCGCTTATTAAAAGACAGTGGGGTGAAAACCTCAAGAAATTCGAAGGGCTACAGATGCCTGGAGGTCTTACGTTCAATGGGCAGAAGATTTGGGAGGAGGCTACAGAAGAGATTCGTCGATTAGAAGACGAAATGATTACTAGCTACTCATTGCCTGTTAGCGACATGACTGGATAAGCATGTTAAATAAATACTTTAACAATTATGGCTTTACGCGTGAGCAAGATGTCGTAGAAGACTTGATTCTAGAGTCTATTAAGATATACGGACACGATGTAAAGTACCTTCCGAGAACATTGGTCAAGAATGATCACTTGTTTGGAGAAGACACTTTATCAAAGTTTGAGGAAGCTGTTGATATCGAAATGTACTTGAAGTCTATGGAAGGCTTTGAGGGTGATGGACAGTTTCTTAGTAAGTTTGGATTAGAGATACGGGATCAGATAGTACTTACGGTTGCACGTAAGAGGTTTGATCAGGTTGTTACCTCTCCCAAGCTTATGACCGAGGTTGGTTACAATCTTGTTTTTGAAGATGGTAACAACAATGAGCCGAGTCGTCAGTTTTTGACTGGAGACAAGGCAACTGAAGCATGGGTACAGGAAGGTGATGACTACTTAAACACCCTGAACCGTCCTAGAGAGGGAGATCTGATCTATTTCCCCATGATGGACAAGATATTCGAAGTAATGTATGTCGATGATCGTCCTGTACATTTTCAGCTTGGTAGAATGCAGTCTTATGATTTACGCTGTGAACTCTACGAGTATAGCAGCGAAGAGATTAACACTGGTGACAGCGATATAGATGCTGTCGAAGATAACTATAGCCTAAACACTCTGATATACCAATTCACCTTAGAAGATGGATCTGGGATACTTCAGAGTGAGGATGGCGATAGTTTGCTTCAAGAGTTTGCAATAGAAACATCTGCTCCTGCTGCGAACAACAACTTCTTCCAGTTCGAGGCAGACTCTATATTAGACTTTAGTGAAAGTAATCCGTTTAGTGAACGAGATAGATACTAATGTTTGGCCATAC